GCGGTTGTGGGTGATTTTGTCCTTGTCATGGAAGATAAGGCAGACCGTGCGAACCTCTGCTTAAAAGAAGCGGACGGCGCTATTTCTATGACTGTGCAGGCAACAACAGATTATGCCGTCAACGGTGCGTTGCACTATGCACAGCACATCTTACAGAAAACTACCTATAAAAAAGTTTTTGCGTTCGGCAATGCCGGTGATAGCAAGCACCATACTTTACAGCCGCTATTTGTAGATAAGAACGGTTATAAGTGGCTGCCAGAAGTCCAGACATTTGAGAATTTTTCAGCAGCACATATTGTGGAATATTACAAGCAGATTGTACTTGAGGAAACGCCGCCGGAAGATATTGAACTTGCTGACATTCTGAAGAAGGCAAAGGAACTTCACGAATATTTGCGGAATTACGGCGGGCTTGGAGAAGATGAAAAGCCGCTTGTTGTATCTGCAATTCTTCTTGCATTGCGGGAAAAAGAATACGGCTTTAATTTGAATCAGTTGACGGGTGACACACTGGAGAGCAACACGGACGGCGCTATTTTGTATCAGTATCTTGAAAAGAATCTGCAACGCGCAAAAATTGCCCCGGAAGTAAAAAAACAGCGTGTTTTGAACCAATTCACACTGATAAAGGATAGACCGCAGTTAAACACAAAGCGTCAGGATCTGGGCGACAAAACACCTCTGAAATACTTCACGGAGTATATCAACGACAATATTTTTCAGGCGATTGTGTCAAACGGGCGTGAAGATTATCTGGGACGGTTTTACGGAGAATTTGTTTCTTATTCGGGCGGGGACGGTCAGGCTTTGGGCGTTGTGCTTACGCCTCGCCATATTACGGAATTATTCTGTGAATTGGTGGATTTAAAGCCTACAGATGTTATATTTGATCCATGCTGCGGTACAGGGGGCTTTTTGATTTCGGGAATGCACAAAATGCTCCGGGCTGCGAAGAATGAAACAGAACGTAAGCACATCAAGCAGCAGCAAATTCACGGAATAGAAATTCGTGACGATATGTTTTCAATCGCTACAACAAATATGATTCTGCGCGGTGACGGGCAAAGCAACCTGATTTGCGAAGATTTTCTGGCACAAGACCCCGGCGAATTACAGCTAAAGGGCGGTGGCATTACCGTAGGTTTTATGAATCCGCCGTATTCACAGGCAAAAGGCAAGGATACTGCGAACCTTTCAGAACTGTGCTTTATCCGTCATTTGCTCAATTCAATCACAACAGGCGGGCGTGCTGCTGTGATTGTACCTGTGTCCGCTATGATTGGAAAGACAAAAGAGGATAAAGCGGTCAAGCAGGATATTTTGAAAAAACATACCTTAGAGGGTGTTATCAGTCTGAACAAGGACACTTTCTATCGGGTCGGCACTGTTCCCTGCATTGCTGTTTTCACAGCGGGCGAATCGCATCCGGCAGATAAGATTGCAAAGTTCATCAATTTTGAAGATGATGGCTTTGAAGTCAAAAAGCATTTGGGGCTTGTGGAAACCGAACGCGCAAAGGATAAACGACAGTATCTTCTTGATTGCTGGCGCGGTAAAGTTGCGGATTTTCCGTCAAGTTTTATGGTGGAAACAACCGTTGAAGATACAGACGAATGGCTGCATTCCTTTTACTACTACAATGATGAAATACCAACAGAAGCGGACTTTATGAACAGTATTGCCGATTATCTGACATTTGAGTTTAATATGGTTACGCACGGAAAAGGGTATCTGTTCGGACAGAAAGGTGGTGACAGCAATGCTTGATTTGCATGATAGAGAATGGTTGGCAATTCCATTAAGTAGTGTTTTTTCGATTAAATCCACATCAAGTGGAATAGATAAGAATAAATTGATATATCAATCCGGTAAATATCCGTACGTGACACGCACGGACACAAACAATGGAATCAACGATTTCATATGTGAACAACCTTCTTATGGTATGGATACAGGTAATTGTATTACTGTTGGATTAGATACGCAAACTGCATTTTATCAAGAAAATTCCTTCTATACAGGACAAAATATACAGGTGCTTAGGAACGATAAATTGAATGCGATAAATGCAAAATTCCTTATTCCGCTAATAAAAAGCACATTATCTATTTTTAGTTGGGGCGGAAACGGTGCAACATTGACGCGTTTAAGGCGTAGTAAAATTATGCTCCCCGTTGATGAATCCGGCAACCCTGATTATGCCTTTATGGAACAGTACATTAAGGAACGGGAAAGGCAGATAGTACAAAGTTACATTGATTATACTAGTGAAAATATCCAAATGGGGGGAGCGCTTCCGACATTGAATGAAAAAGAATGGAAGTCTTTCCTTATTTCCGATATCTTTGATATTTTTCCGGGAAAACGGTTGGTTGCGGCAGATACTACTGCCGGAAATAGACCGTTTATTGGTGCATTAGATAACAACAATGGTGTTGCTCGTTTTGTAAGTGATACGAATGAATCGTTGGATAAAAATGTACTCGGAGTCAATTATAATGGAAACGGCATGGTTATTGGCTTTTATCATC